ATTACTTCAATGGGTGCATACACAGAGCACAAGATTAAAGCTGCTCTAGGTAATGAGGACTCAAAACTATATGTAACTGCAGCAGATGACTCATTTTCAACTAACCCTGCATTTAATCCAACCCAATATCTCTCAGAGTTTCCAACTAATACACGTTTTGGCACACCTGCTATTGACGCTTGTTCACGTGGCACACTGCCTGCAAGTGGTATGACTATTAACGTGCCATCACTCGTAACTTCTGCAGGCGGCGGTACAGGTGTTGCACCAGTTGTAACAGTTGAGGCTGAGGCTGGAGCTGTACAAAATACAGGTATGGAAACTGCGTACTTAACAGGAACAGTTGCTAAGTACTCAGGTATGAACACTATTAGCGTTGAACTCTTAGAGCGTTCAGATCCTAATTTTTATGCTGAACTTACAAACCAACTACAAAACGCTTACTTAAAAACTATCGACACTACAGTACTTGCAGCTCTTATCGCTGCTGGTCAATACAGCTCAGGCTGCGATGCCTCAAGCGATGGAATTATCGAGTTTGCCTCAGACTCAGCGCGCAAGGTGTACGAGGCTACAGGTTATTTTGCTAATAACTATATTGCTAACGGTTCACAATGGCAGTTACTAATGGGCTCTACAGATAATACGGGCAGACCAATTTATTCTGCCAGCCAACCGATGAACGCGGGAGGATTAGTACAACCGGGATCTATCCGTGGCAACGTACTAGGACTCGACCTCTATGTGGACAAAAACTTCACAGCTACAACAACTATCGACGACTCTGCAGTAATCCTTGCACCTGAGGCCTTTACTGTTTATCAGTCACCACAGGCGTATATGTCTGTAAACGTTGTATCTAACTTGCAGGTGCAGGTTGCGATTTACGGTTATATGGCAACTATCGCAAAAATGCCTAACGGCATAGTTAAGTTTAACCTTAACTAATTTATACCTATAGCAGTCGGGAGGGCTCTTAGCCCTTTGAGTCCTCCCGGCCCATAGTTAGAGAGGAGTAGACAAATGCCCGCTACATACGTCACAGAGCAAGAGCTTAGAGATAATCTAGGTATTCAGGACCTGTATCCGGACTCTGTTATAGAGGAGTGTTGCCAGTCTGCTCAGGATTTACTTAATCAGTTTTTATGGTTTGACTCTGCACCGGTAGTGGGGACCGCGTTACAAAATAACGTAGCTACTGTAATGATAGCTAACCCTGCAATTTTTAATACTGGTCAGAGCGTTACCTTGACTGGATGCGGTGCAACATATAACGGCACATATACAATTACCGGCACTATTCCGTGGACTGCTGGTACTACTACTTCTCTACCCTCTATTGCATTTGATCGTAATTTATGGAATTGGCCAAACGGATATAGCTTTATTCAGTTTGCTAAAGTTGCAGCCAACCTTAATTTTACTCGTGTATTGCCTTATGGCTCAGCTACAGGAGCAGATACAAAAACAAACAGCTACGCAACAACGCCTGCAGTCCGTGAGGCGGCTATGATTTTGGCAGTAGATATTTTTCAAGCCCGGCAGGTTAGTCAAACAGGCGGCGTAACTATCGACGGTTTTAGCCCTAGTCCTTACCGTATGGGTAACTCAATGATAGGCAAAATCCGCGGACTCATTGCGGGTTATACAAACCCGGCGGCGATGGTTGGATAGATGCCTACTCCAATAACTACGCTCCGTGCGACTATCGCAACGGCTTTAGCGAATATAAACGTGTGGAATACCTACGATTTCCCGCCTCCAACCATCACAGCTAACAGTGTAATTGTGGCGCCCGCAGATAGTTATTTGACGCCAAGCAATAACACAAACCTAAATATTTCACCTTTAGCAAACCTGAAAATTATTTTGACGGTGCCAATGCTCGATAACCGTGGCAACCTTAACGGTATTGAAACTCTGGCCTGCGCAGTTTTTAAAAAACTTGCTACGTCAAATATCGTTATGAATATTGGCAGTATGTCGGCTCCCTCTGTACTTAGCGTACAGAGCGGAGACCTCTTAACGGCCAGTTTTGATATAAGCGTATTAACTAGTTGGGAGTAAACAATGAGCTACACAGATGAAGATATAGCGTTCTTAATTAAAATCGGTCAAATTACCGAGGCACCTAAGAAAGAGACAAAAGCAACAGCCACACCTATAGAGAAAACAGAGGAATAAAATTGGCTATCTATCTCAGTAATACCGTACAAGTCACGCTGAATAGCGTGGCCCTAACAGATCACGTTACAGCAGCTACGATTAACCGCAGTTTTGAGGAATTGCCCGTCACGACAATGGGTGATACCGCGATGCGTTATGTTAAAGGCCTAGAGGCCAGCACCATTACTCTAGATTTTTTGAGTGATACTGCAGCAGCAAACGTAAACGCAACACTGCAAGCAGCGTGGGGTACAACAGTGCCACTTACACTTAAGCAAACAAGCGCTGCAGTATCAGCGACTAACCCGCTATACAGCACAACTATCTTGGTAAATAACACCACAGATATTAACGGCGCTGTGGGCGATATCGCTACACAGTCAATTACATTTACTTGTAACTCACCTATCGTAATTACTACATCCTGATAACAAACTAAGGGGCACACAATGGCACGACTTAAAATAACAAGGGCAGACGGAAACGTAACTGAGCATCAGATTACGCCACGTATCGAGTATGCCTTTGAGCTGTACGCAAAAAAAGGTTTTATGAAAGCCTTTAGAGATGATGAGAAACAGACGGACCTCTATTTCCTCGCTCACGAGTGCATCCGCACAAGTGGCGAAGTAGTACCGGTGTTTGGTCCTGAGTTTTTAGACTCATTATCTAAAGTCGAGGTCTTAGACGATCTCCCTTTGGAGTAGTGGGGCGGGGGAGTTTTGGGTATTTAGTAGCTCAGTTAGCTATTGCGACCCATATCCCGCCCCAATACTTGTTAGACCTAGATAGGGAAATGTTCGAGAACTTAATACAAGTGTTAAACGATCAAGCAAAGGAGGCGCAAAATGCCCGTAGAGCTCAAGGGGGCCCTCGCAACCGTTAAGGCTATGCGCAAGTTTGACCCCGACCTCCTTAAAGAAATGAACAAAGAGATACGGGCAGTAATGGTGCCTTTGCGTGATAAGGCTCGAGGATACGCACCTAGCCCGCAACCGGATAACTTGTACGGCTGGGCAGAGGGCAGCGTAGGTAAGAAAATCACAGCTCGTAACTCAGCCTTTAGACAGTTTAATACTGAGGGACGTTTACGCCTTTTTCCGCTCTACGATCATAAAACCGTTGTAGCAGGTATTAAATATAGTCAGTCTCCGAGCCGCCGTAACCGCAGTGGGTTTAGAGCTTTGTATTTTATTTACAACGCCTCGGCAGCAGGATCTATTTATGAAACTGCGGGACGCAAAAACCCCGGTGGAGACCCATCTAGTAAATCGAATAACCCCGGTGCAGGGGCACATTTTATTAACCGTATGGGTCCTTTGTATGGAGACAAACAAAAAGAGCGCGGCCGCCTTATATTCCGTGCCGCCTACGAGGATCGTGGTAAAGCGCAAGATGCAGTTATTTTGGCTATCTCTACAGCTATCTACAAGTTTAGTAAAATAAATAAGAGCAGCTACGAATTGGGTGCATAATGGTTTTGCCTAACTTAGTATTTAGTGTTGCCTCAGAGTATGACGGCAAGGGCTTAGGCAAAGCCCGCAAAGATATAAGTAAGTTTGATAAAACCGTTAAAAACCTTGCGCGCTCGTTAGGCGTTACTCTCTCGGTAGCAGGTGTTGTGCAGTTTGGTAGATCCTCAGTTAAAGCATTTTCCGATGCAGAGCGCGAAGGTGTCTTACTTACTAACACAATGAAAAATTTAGGCTTAGCTTTTGCCACTCCTCAAATAGATGCTTACATACAAAGTGTAGGAAAACTCTACGGGGTCACTGGAGGCCAAGCCGTACCTGCTATGCAAGCGTTATTAAGCGCTACAGGATCAGTTACTAAGGCTCAAGAGCTATTTAACACCGCTCTTAATATCTCAGCCTCTACAGGTATCGACGTAGCTCAGGTTGCTAAAGGTTTAAGTCAGGCCTACTTAGGGAACAAAAAAGCCCTAGCGCAATACAACACAGGCCTAACTAAAGCGGAGATACAATTAAAGTCTTTTGACGAATTACAAAAAATTTTAGATACCCGCCTTAAAGGATCTGCCACTGCTGCAGCAGCTACTTACTCCGGTCAGATGCTTATTCTTGCCGAAAACGCAGAACAAGCTAAAGAGGTCATAGGCGAAGGGCTCATAGACGCTTTTAAGATATTAGCTGGAGATACAACAACTGCTGATTTGTCTGAGACTATGGGAGAGCTTGCCGATAACACAGCGAGGGCCCTAACTGAGACCGCAAAACTCATTAAGCTATTAAGCTCTCCTATAAGTTTTGCAACAGACTCGTTACTATCATTAGTAAAAATGGCTACACCTCTTTTAGATTTGTTAATACTAGGTGATCCCTCTGCCATTATGAATTACAACAAGCCAAAAGCCGGAGCAGCCCCAACCAGAAAACTTATAGGGCAACAAAGCCCGGGCGAGCGCACAATGGCAGTAGCAGCGGCAAAAGAGGCAGAGAAACGAGCTAAAACATTAAGGAAAATTGAGCAGGACCGCCTTAATAATCTAAAGAAAATTACAGCAGAACAGAATAAAAAACTAGCCTTAGATAAGGCAAGCGCCGTACTAAACCAAGCTAATAAATTGTTTGATATGGAGCGTATATCTCTTGCCGCCGCAGCTATGGCTAAACAAACGGATGAGGATCGCGTACGTATCCGTCTTAAGACCAATATCCTCGAACTCGAAGATGCTATTAACCAAGGCAACGTACAAAGCGCCGCTAAGTTTGCAAGTCTTATTACACAGGATGCAGCACTGTTAGGGCAGTTGCGCGGTTTAATGGTAGGTCTCGGAGATATACCTAATCCCTTTGCAGAGTGGCTTGCAACTTTAGAAAAAATGCTTGCTATGTTAATGGCTGTACCAATGGTTAAACCTGTTACAACCTATACCCCTAACTTTCAACCTTTTACACCTGCTCCCGGAGGTTATGAGGGCTTTGGTAGCGGCTTAAGTGATATGGGTACCGGCAACTATGGCGGCCTTGCCGGTGCCGGTCGGTACGGCGGCGGCGGTGCACCGGTTGTAAATGTTGTTGTAAATAACGCAGGATCTACAATTACCGAGCGAGATTTAGTAGATACAATTACGCAAGGTATCTATAACAACCAAGCCGCCGGTATCCCTATTAACTACTCAACGGTGTACTAATGCCAATATTACCTGCTATCCCGATAGTTAAAATTAACCTTACGCAGGGTGCTAGTTTTGGTACGGTAATGGTGCTTGGTACTGGGCAATTAGGCTTTGCAGAGCTGGGCACTGTTGTACCTAATATCGTGGATGTATCGGCTGAGGTACTTAGAATTTCTACCCGTCGCAGCCGTAACGTGTTGCAGGATAAATACCTGAGTGCTCAGGCAACAGTGCGAGTTAATGATCCTGACGGCTATTTCAACCCTCAAAACACAAGCTCGCCCTACTACCCTGATATACAACCTTTACGCAAGATACAGATACAAGCTAATTACAACGGCACCCTTTACCCTATCTTTGCAGGATATATCACAGAGTTTTTATATACCTACCCGCAAAACCAAGAGACTGGGTTTGTAGATTTAATATGCTACGACGCTTTTAGACTCCTCTATAACTCAAACGTAACAACAGTTACGGGAGCTACTGCAGGCCAAGATACCGGTACCCGCATAGGCAAAATCCTCGATATGGTCTCGTGGCCTAACTCTCAGCGATCCATACAAACAGGAAATACAACCTGCCAAGCGGACCCGGGAGGTACTCGTACAGTCCTAGATGCCTGCCAAACAGTCGAGTTTACAGAGGGTCCCGGAGCCTTTTATATTGACCGAGCAGGTAACGCCGTATTTCATAACCGCACTTTTTGTTTTGACGCTCAAAGCCAAACCCCTATCGTTTTTAATAACGACGGCATTACAGGTATTAACTACTCTAAAATCCAGTTTAGTTTTAACGACAAAGCCATAGTAAACAAGGCAACGGTTACGCCTATTGGCTTAGCCGCGCAGACTTACGAGGATGCTACCTCTATTGCGCAGTACTTTACTCGAGCTATTACAGCCGAGTCTATGCTTATGCAGACTACCGGCGTAGCTTTAAGCGTTGCTACTGCCTACGTAGGGGCTCGTAAAGATGCGATTTTAACTATTAGCCAAATAACCCTAGATCTTGTAACTCTGGGCTATACCGCAGGGGTAGATGCAGCTTTAAGTTTAGATTATTTCGACACTATGCAGATTACCAATTATGGGCAAGCTGGCACGGTCATTACTCAAACCCTGCAGTGCCAGGGCATAGCCCACGATATTACGGCTAATAGCTGGGATACGACACTTACCACTGAGGAGGCTTTAATAGATGCTAACTACTAAAATTATTTACCTGAAAGAGGTGTGCTAATGGCTGTCGGACTTCCACTTAAAACGACCTATGCGGATGGAGATGTCTATTCCGCATCGGATGTCAATGATACTAATGGCACAATTAACGCCTTTGTTACAGGCGGTCAGACTGCTGGTAAAAACTCAGTTATTAACGGCGGTATGGATGTATGGCAGCGCGGTACATCCTTTACTCCTAACACAACTATTTACATGGCTGACCGCTGGGAAATGTTTGTAGGTGCAACAGGCACAACAGTTACACGCCAAACAACAAGCGATACAACTAACTTGCCTTTTATCCAATACTGTATGCGCGTTAGTCGCAACTCAGGAAATACTGGAACAAATATCCGTTATTTATATCAACCTATGGAAACTGTAAACTCTATTCCTTTGGCTGGCAAAACTGTTACTTTTAGTTTTTATGCTCGTAAAGGTGCTACATTTTCTGGAAGTGTTGTTGCAAACGCAGGAACAGGCACAGGAACAGACCAAAATCCATTAGTAACTTATACAGGCGCAGCAACCCCAGTATCGGGAACACCTACACTCACAACAACTTGGCAGCGATTTACTTATACAGGAACATTTGCAGCAACTGCTACTGAAGTTTTTGTTGGTTTTGAATGGACTCCATCGGGTACAGCAGGTGCAACAGATTACTTTGAGGTAACTGGTGTTCAATTAGAAGTAGGTTCAACTGCTACGCCTTTTAGCCGCGCTCAGGGAACTATCCAAGGAGAATTAGCCGCTTGCCAGAGGTATTATGTAAAATATAATGGCTCAGGAGCAAAGAGCTTTGGCTATGCATCTGGTACTACTTCGATTGTATTATCTTTTGTAACTCCTGTAGAAATGCGGGCGTTACCCACTTTTACGGCTGGAACAAGCGCAACCACACGCGGTGGAGACGGAACTATTACACCTTCATCGTATAATATAAATGTTTTGCAAGCTAATATTATTCAAATAGGTGGAGTTGTTACTGGTGCAACAGCAAATAGACTTTATGTATTTACTTCTACTGATGGAACAGAATTGAGTGCAGAATTATGATTTATGAAAAAATCACAGACGAAGAAGGAAATACAACTATTAAACAAACTTTAGATAATGGCCTAGAAAAATGGATACCAACTAATTTTGCTAACTCCGATTATCAGGAATATCTAAAGAGTCTTGAGGTAAAAGATGCTAACTAGCTATAACGGCTGGCAAGCCTCAAAGGATCCGGACGAAATCCGTATTACTAGCTACAAGGTAAAGGGTACAAACCTTAAGCTGCGATGCGCTGAGGGGTGTGGCCCTTTGTTAGCTGCCTTTGCCGCAGAGTTTCACGAGCTAATCGAGCCTATAGATGAAGGCGGCCTAGATGACTGGGGCTACGCTTTCCGTATGGTACGCGGTAGCACCGACAAACTAAGCTGCCATAGCTCAGGTACAGCTATAGACCTTAATGCGACTAAACACGCACTTGGCAAGGTAGGCACATTTCCTGCTGAAAAGGTACCTATGATCCGTGCGCTCGCCAAGAAATACGGCCTTAAGTGGGGCGGCGATTACGTAAACAGAAAAGACGAGATGCACTTCGAGGTAGCAGTTACCCCGGAGAAGGCAAAAAAACTAATAACTAAATTAGGGCTAGATAAGGTAAATAAAAAATGACTGAACAACTCAAGGCTGCAGGACTCTCATATATTAGAGCTGCTATTAGCTGCGTGGGAGCGCTATACCTCTCAGGCATTAC